AGCTGCTGTCATTAGAACTTACTGGCATCTGGATTAACGAGGCTAGAGAAGTGCCAAAGTCTATTATTGATGCGTGTACTATGCGTGTGGGGCGTTTTCCTTCTATGCGTGAGGGTGGACCGTCGTGGTCAGGGGTGATTGCTGATACTAACGCGCCAGAGGAGGATCACTGGTGGCCCATTATGTCTGGCGAAGTGCCTGTCCCTGATCACATTCCTCACGAGCAAGCGCGTATGTTGGTCAAGCCTGACAATTGGAGCTTCTATGTGCAGCCATCTGGTATGCGTGAGCAGACAGATAAGAATGGCAATGTTCTGGACTATACGCCTCATAATAAGGCTGAGAACGCCAAGAACATGCTTGAGAGTTATTACTCGAACCTTATTCGAGGCAAAACTAAAAGCTGGATTGATGTGTATGTAATGAACCGTCTTGGCACTATCCAAGAGGGTAAGCCTGTTTATCCGATGTTTAATGGCGAGACACACATTGCTAGTGAGGAAATACCTATTGCTGCTGGTATTCCACTGTACATTGGCATAGACTTTGGTTTGACACCGGCTGCTGTGTTTGGGCAAAAGGTGCGCGGTAGGTGGCTAATCCAAGCTGAGATTGTGGCAATTGATATGGGCATTGTGCGTTTTGCTGAAATGCTGCGTCAAGAGATTGCTACTCGCTTTAGCAATCTTGATGTGCATATCTTTGGTGATCCTGCGGGTGACTTTCGTGCGCAAACTGATGAAAGCACACCGTTCCAGATTTTACGCGGTGCCGGATTACGCGCACAGCCAACGCACAGTAACTCTGTAGATTTGCGTCTTGAGTCAGTATCAAGCAACTTAAATAAGATGGTTGATGGCAAGCCAGCGTTCTTAATTGATCGGCGTTGCCCTACGCTAATCAAAGGATTTGAGGGTGGGTATAGTTATAAGCGACTGCAAGTATCTGGTGAAAGGTTTGATGACAAGCCTGAGAAAAATATGTATTCGCATATACATGATGCTTTACAATATCTAATGCTTGGTGCTGGTGAAGGGCGTCAGCTTATATCTGGTCAAAAGCCGGTAAGGGCATTTAATGCTAAGAAAGAGTTTGATGTGTTTGCCAGAAAGCCAAAGCAACAAAAACGGAATGGCTTGTGGGCAAGGATGTAAAATGATACAGGTTAGTAAAGGAGACTGACATGTGCATTGGTGGCGGCTATAGAGGCCCAGCAGTAGACCCAGAAGCAGAAGCTGAAGAGGAGCGTCGAAAACAATCTGCGCTTTCTGAAAAGCGTGAGCGTAAGCAAGAAGTTCTTGATGCGTCTGTAGAGGCTACAAGTAGAGGTTCTGGTCGTCGGTCTTTAATTACTGGCTCTGGCGGTGGCATGGGTTATTTTAATGAGTATAACAGATGATTGTAAATACTGACGCTGGGCAAGCTACATATAGCAATGACAAAATTGCTAGTATGTACATGAAAAAATACGAAAAGGCAAAGTCTCTACGAGAGAACTTTGTCGATTTGTTTGAAGAATGTTACGAGTATGCGCTGCCACAAAGGGAGTCGTTTTATTATGAATCAATTGGTCAACGTCGAGATGATAAGATCTTTGATGAAACAGCCGTTGTTGGTGTTCAAGAGTTTGCATCACGCTTGCAGCAAGGTTTGGTTCCGAACTTTGCGCGATGGGCAGACTTTCGTGCGGGATCTGAAGTCCCGACTGAAACACGCGAGAGCGTTGATAATGAACTTGATGAAGTAACTGAATACGTTTTTGAGGTAATTCAGAACAGCAACTTTGGTCAAGAGGTGCATGAGTCATTCCTTGATTTGGCTGTTGGTACTGGTGTTTTGTCTGTGTCTGAGGGTGACGCAATCAACCCAATCATGTTTTCGGCTGTGCCGTTGCCGCATGTAGTATTAGATAGTGGTCCTGATGATCGTATTGATCATGTATATCGTGAGCGTCAGGTACGCGCATCTGATGTGCCATTGATGTATAAGAATGCGCAGATTGGTAGCAAGTTACAAAACAAAATTAAGAACGCGCCTGATGATAAAGTAAAGATTCTTGAGATTGTGTGTAAAGATTACACAGTAAAAAATGATGAAGCATATTTGTTTTATGCTATTGATTGTACAAACAAAGAAGTAGTCAAAGAGGAAAAGTATCGTGGTGTGGGGTCAAATCCTTTTATTTGTTTCCGGTGGTCTAAATGCAGCGGAGAAATTTACGGACGTGGGCCTCTCATCAATGCGCTTAGTGCTATTAAGACTACTAATCTTACGATTGAGCTTATACTTGAAAATGCGCAAATGGCTATCTCAGGCATCTATCAAATGGAAGATGATGGAGTAGTAAATCCTGACACAATCAGTCTTGTCCCCGGAACTGTTATTCCAAAGGCTGCTGGTTCTCGTGGCCTTGAGCCTATTCGTGCAGCAGGTTCATTTGACGTAGCTAATCTTGTTCTGTCTGATATGAGGCTTAACATTAAACGAGCTTTATATAATGACATGCTTGGTAATCCTGATCGAACCCCTGCTAGTGCAACAGAGGTTGCCGAGCGAATGGCTGATCTCTCACGCCGTATTGGTTCTGCATTTGGTAGGTTACAAGCTGAGTTGGTACAACCTGTGCTACAGCGTGTAGTCTATATCTTAAAAAAGCAGGGGCGTATTGAATTGCCTACAATTAATGGCAGGGAAGTAAAGGTTCGCTCTGTATCGCCACTTGCACAGGCACAGGCAAATCAAGATATTACATCTGTGGCGCGTTGGCTTGAGTTGGTTCAATCAACCTTTGGCCCACAAGTTGTTCAGATACTTATTGATTCAGAAGAAACAGCAGCATACCTCGGTAAGAAGTTCGGTGTGCCAGATTCATTGATCCGCGACCTTGAGGAACGCAGACAGCTTGTGGCTTTGGCACAACAGTATGCACAGACTCAACAGGGAGCAATGGGTGGCGCAGAACAACTACCTCAGTCTTGATGGCTATAAACGTAGTCGTCCTGATGATGAGAAGATAAGCATCAACATAGCTGCTTTGTTCAAAGATGAACTTGGCAAAGATGTGTTGAAGTATCTTAGATCAATCACAATAGAAGCAGTTAATGGCGCAGCAGTAACTGATGCGGAGTTGCGCCATATGGAGGGGCAGCGATACATCGTGGGCCTAATAGAGTCGCGCATCCGGCATGGTCAAAAGGTAAAATCAAATGAATGAAGTAGAAGCAACAGCAGAAGACTCTGGCATTGTAACCGAAGGTGGCAATCCATTAATGGAGCCAGAAGCGGCACCTGATCCGCTTGCTGCGCTGCCTGAGAAGTTTAAGTCTATTGATGATCTGGTTGAATCTTACTCTAATCTTGAGAGCAAGATTGGCGCTAAAGAAGAAACTTTTCGCAATCAGTTTATGAAAGAGATGGAGGAGCAAGCCTATGCGAACAGGCCAGCCGATGTTGGTGACTATGTTCTTCCCGATAGCATTGATGACGAAATGGCAACGGATAATGGTTTATTGCAGTGGTGGGCAAAGACTGCATTTGAAAATGGCTACAGTCAGGATGAGTTTGCTGAAGGCATTGAGATGTATGCACAGGCAATTAATGCTGATGTGCCTGACTATGATGCAGAGATTGAAAAGCTAGGTGACAATGCTGGCGCAAGGACTGAAGCGGCTAGTTTGTTTGCTAATCAATTCTTTCCAGATGAAATGCTTGGTGCTGTGGAGCGTATGTGTGAGACAGCAGAAGGCATTATGGTGCTTGAGCATATTATGGAAGCTATGCGTGAGGGTGGCCCATCAAACGGAGCGGTTGAAGTTTCACGTGAAACAGAGGCTGATCTGCGCCAGAAGATGCTTGATCCGCGCTATCACGATCCTGCGCGTAGAGATCCAACCTTTGTGAAAGAGGTTGATGATGGCTTCAAGCGTATATTCTCAAATGGCTAATGAGTTCATACGAGTTGGTAGGCTCTCGTTAATCAAAAGCCTACCCGAACATGCAGAGCGTGTTGCTGACAACATGCGCAAAGCTGATGTAAGGGAGTGTTACATACACAACCTTACCCCACTTGAGGCTTTGACAGAGCCATTTGCTATTACCGGAGCAGTAACCTACACCCTTAGATTTGATGAAACTCCTATTGGTATGTGTGGAAATGTACCAATAGAAAATGATCAGGGGCGTATTTGGCTGCTTGGCACTAATGCAATTAATTATAATTTTCGCCCATTTCTTAGGGGCTGTCTTCCAACTATAGAGTTGCTGCAAGGCCATTATAAAAGCGTAGAAAACTTTGTTCCGGTTGATCATCACGATACAATTATGTGGTTAAGTTGGTGCGGATTTACATTTGATGAAAAAATGTACGAAATAAACAGTCACACTTTTATGCGATTTGAGCGTTGCGCTGTAGATAAAAATAATGCTATTGGTGAATTAAGTCGGCCTGTAATGCACTGAGCGACCCTCAAGGACAATCGCGTTGAAGATGCCAAACAGATAACCGTAAATGTGTAAACAACCTTTGAGGACTGTAAAATGGCGAACACTATTGATGTCGCATTCATTAAACAGTTTGAGTCTGAGGTACACATGGCTTATCAGCGTATGGGTTCCAAGCTACGGAATACTGTGCGTATGGCAAACAATGTGACTGGCTCGACTGTTCGATTCCAAAAGATTGGTACTGGCGTCGCCTCTACCAAATCACGCAATGGCAACGTAACCGCGATGGAACTGGCGCATACGCAAGTAGAAGCTACCATGGCTGACTTCTATGCTGCTGAGTACATTGACAAACTGGATGAACTTAAGATCAACATCAACGAGCGTCAGGCTGTAGCACAATCTGCTGCTGCTGCACTTGGGCGTAAGACTGATGACATCCTGTACACAGCAATGGATGCTGGCGCTAACTCAACTCAAATCCACGACGCATCATCTGCTCTTGAAAAAGCTGATCTTCTGTCACTGTTTGAGACATTTGGCACAGCAAACATTCCAGAAGACGGTCAGCGTTATCTGGCAATGCACCCGAAGGGCTATGCTGATTTGTTCAACATTACTGAGTTTGCATCGTCAGACTTTGTTGGTGAGCAGAATCTTCCGTTTGCTGGTGGCATGACAATGAAAGAGTTTCTTGGTTTCAAGATCTTCTCAACGTCAGCGATCACTGCCGGTAAGAACATGGCGTATCACACTTCAGCCATTGGTTTGGGCATCAACGCTGATGTCACGACTGAGATCAACTATGTCGCAGAAAAAGTATCACACCTTGCAACCTCGATGATGTCGATGGGTGCAACTGTTATCGATGATAATGGTGTGTACGAAGTTCTGGACAACAACTAAGAGGAGTTCGTTAGATGGCTTATGGAGCTTCTGGCCTAACAAATATGGCTTCTGGTGGTGGAACTAATATGTGGTTTTACTCATCAGTAGATGCGCTTAGTGTTGTTCGTGCATCAGGTTACTTTAACGATGCTGCTGGCATGATGAATGTTGGTGATGTTGTTTTTGTCTATGACAATAATGCGCCTACTCTTGGCATTTCAGTCGTGCTTTCTAATACTGGAAGCGTGGTTGATATTGCTGATGGTACAGCAATTACTGTCACTGACACCGACTAAAAGGGAGAGGGGGGTGCAAGCCCCCCTCGCTACTTATGGCAGTTAGCAGCACCGCAGCAAACTCAGCAATTGATATCTGTGCAAGGGCATTGATCCTTATTGGCGCAGAACCAATTACGTCATTTGACGATGGCACCACAGAGGCTCTTGTCTCTGTAAACATGTATGAGGATGTGGCTAGAGCATCTCTAGTAAACGCACGTTGGCGGTTCTCTACTAATCAGGATGTACTAAACAGACTGACTGATGCTCCAACTGGTAGATATGATAATGCTTATCAGCAGCCAGATGGCACGTTAATGATTCATGCTGTTACTGTAAATGATCATCCTATTGAGTATCAGATTTACGGTGATAAGATTTATGGCAATACATCAACAAACGATGTTTTGATTGCAGATTACACATACAGAGCAAACGAACAAGATTGGCCCTCGTACTTTACGATTGCTGTTGAGTATGGGCTGGCAACATTGTTCGCCACATCTATTGCAAGAGATCCAAGTCTTGCGGCTTTAATGCAAGACGCTTCAACAAAAGCGATGGCAAAGGCTCGTAGTTTGGATGCACAGCAGCAGACCACTCGCAAGTTGGTAACATCTAGATTTATTACTGACAGGCGAAGTTAATGCAAAGAATCCGCGTACCGATAAGTAACTTTCAGTATGGTGAGATTAGCCCTTCTCTTGTTTCCAGAACTGACACTCCGCTTTACAACAACTCAGCAAAGAAGATTGAAAACTTCTTTCTGCGTAATGAAGGCGGTTTGCTCAAACGATTTGGCACCAAGCGCATATATGAGTTTGACACTACGGTAGACTCCTCCGCTACCCAGCAACTCAGGCTGGTGCCATTCATATTCTCTGATGATGAGCGTTACATCATTAGTCTTGAAAGCGCAAAAATCCGAATATTCCAGATTGATCCTACGACTGGCAATATTTCTTTGATTCAAACGCTGACTCAAGATGTTGATAGTAATGCTATCCCTTTTACTAATGCTAAGCTGCCAGAACTAACATACGCACAATCTGGCGATGTTATGTTTATTGCGCATCAAACATTCATGGTGCGTAAGCTAGTGCGCACTAGCCTTACAACATTCCAGCTTGAGTTGATGACATTTAACGAAAGTGCGGATGGCTTTAGAATAAATCAGCCATATCATTCTTTTCAGCCAATAGGTATGACGCTTGATCCATCTGCTTCTAGCGGCAATGGCATTACAGTTACAACAAGCGCCAACTACTTTGACACAACCGGCAGTCAATCTGGTGGTAACTATCCTGACTCAAAACATGTCGGGTCAGTTTTGCGGTATCATAACAACGAGATAACAATTACATCTGTTCAGTCTGCAACACAGGCAACAGGCAATGTGCAGGATGAGTTGCTTGTGCATCTTGATAGGGATGCTATTGAAACAACAGATGGCAGTACAAACATACACATAACCTTTGTTAATCATGGCTTGGCTGTAAATGACTCAATAACAATATCTGCTGCTGGTGCAGTTGGCGGCATATCAGCAAACAATATTAATGGGACTCGTACAGTAACTGAGGTTATTAACGAGAATGAGTTTGTTGTTGTTGCTGGCGCGTCTGCTAATGATTCCACAATAGGTGGTGGCTCTCCAAAAATTGTCACACATGCTGCGGCTACAGAGTGGAGTGAGCAATCATACAGTGAATTGCGTGGCTATCCGAGTGCAGTTACGTTTCATGAAAACAGGTTATGGTTAGCAGGATCAATAGCGCAACCTGATGGTATATGGGCAAGCAAGTCTGCTGATTACTTTAACTTTGATGTTGGTAATGCAGAAGATGACGATGCACTTGACCTCACTGCTTCTATTGGTGAGATCAATACTATTAGGCATCTAGTGTCCAATCGTGACTTGCAAATTTTTACTAGCACCTCAGAGATGTACATACCGTCGTTTACTGAGAAGCCGATTACGCCAACTAATGCACAAGTGCGTAGGCAAACATCATACGGTGCAAACTTTGTGCGTCCTGATTCGTTTGATGGTGCCACGATTTATGTACAAAAGACTGGTTCTGTTATTAGAGAGTATATTTATTCTGACGCAGAAGCAGCATATGTATCTACCGGCATCTCTGTGCTTTCGCCGCATTTGATTACTGCTCCTGTCCAAATGTCCATTTTGCGTGGTGCTATTAACCGTCCAGAGTCGTATGCCTTTGTTCTAAACAATGATGGTACGCTTGCTGTATTTACATCTAACAGGGCAGAGCAACGCGCTGGGTGGACACAGTGGACTACAACAGGCAAGTTTCATTCTGTTTGTACTGTAGATGATCGTGTGTTCTGTATTGGCACCTATGACACAGGTGCTGGCACATCTAAGCATGTTCTAATGGAGTTTGATTCTTCATTGAACATGGACTTCTCTAACAACTTTACTGGCTCTGCCGGTGTGTTTGATGTCTCTAGCCACTTTGCAAATGGTGCAAATGTTAAGGTTGTTAGCGGTAACAATTACTTGGGTGAGTTTACAGTAGCTGGTGGCAATGTAGATGTTTCTGCTGTGCAAGAGATAACAGCAGCAGAAATTGGATTTAGCTTTAATGTTGAAGCTGAGACTCTACCGATTGATGCACAGATTGGTGGCGGTCCACTCACAGGTGAGCCTCGCTCTGTAAACAGGGTTGTGGTTGATTTGCTAAATACTTTATCTGTATCAGTAAATGAAAAGAGGCTTGTTATTCGTACTGTTACTGATGACTTTAGTCAGGCGCGTGTGCCTGTTACTGGCAAGAAAGAGTTTCGTTTTCTTGGATATAGTAAAGATCCAACAGTTAAGATTACACAAACTGCGCCAGTATCACTGCAAGTGAATGGCATTGTTGCGGAGGTATCGTTCTAATGGCTGTACCATTTATGGCAATACAAACTATAGCAACTGGTCTTAGTGTTCTTTCATCTATTCAATCTGGAAGGGCAAAAAGGTCTGAAGCTGAGTTTAATAGAAAGCAACTTGATTTTAAGGCCAAGATGCAAAAGGTTGAGGCTGCGGAAAAAGCTAATCTTCGTTTGCGTGACTTTGATTCTGCCCAATCATCGAATCGTGCCTTTGCTGCATTTATCAACAGAGATCCTAGCGATAGATCTATGAAAGCATTCATGGATAGACAGAAGGAGATTGCTTATCAAGATGCAGAGGCTCTTGAGTCTGGTGCTTTAATTGAAGCCTCACAGACTAGGCGTATGGCTGCTATGGAGGGTGTGCGCGGACGCAATGCTATTGTTGAGTCTTACTTTAATGCTAACAGCGCAATCACTACTGGCCTGTATCGGTATCATGTTTACAAAACGGATCAAACATAATGGCTGTAATTAAACAAAGACGCCAGTTTCTTCCGCAAAGCATTGGTGTAGTACGCGCTAACACTGGTGCTGCTGAAGTCGCTCGTAGTGTTGGCGGTCTTGCTAATGCGATGATTGAGACTTCGTTTCAAGAGCTTAAAAAACAAGCTCGTGATCGTGGTGTTGAGATGGCGCAAGCTGCTGCTACGGCAGATCTTCGTGCAATAAATCCGATTACTGGTGAGCCAGAAGCATTTACTGTTCCGTCTGCATTTGGGCGTGAGGCTGCTGATGCCTATGAAGAACTTATTGAGCGGCGTTACATTGCCCAGACAGAGCAAGACTTCAAGATCAAGGCTCGTGAGCTTGCTATTGAGCTTGAGAATGATCCTAATAGCGTTGCTAAATTTACCAGTCAGTTTGGTATATTTGTTGAAGAGTCTGCTGCAAATGCTTCACCTAAGTTTGAGAACATTATTAGCAACATTGGTAGTGCGCTTCTTGCTTCAAACAAGCTAAGTCTTCAGCAAGAGTCTAATAGAAAAGAGCGTCAAAACCTTGCAGATCAACTTGCCTTGGACATTTCTGATGTTGGCAAAACACTCAGCACTCTTACTGGTTCAGTAAACTACAAGTCTGGCTCTTCTTCTTATGAAGATGCTGGTTTGCTGCTTGATGAGCAGCTAAAGGCTATTGACCTTGCGGTTACAAGCAATGTGATAAGCGCACCACGAGCCGAGGAACTTCGACGCAGCCTTACTCAATCAATGTATGCTGGCTCTGCACAGCGCATTGTTGCCAAGATTGATGCTCTTGAGGGTGCTGATTCTCAGACGGTTAATGACATACGCATAGCTATTCAGTCTGGCAATCTTGAGGCTGTGCCGGAAGAGTTACGCCCTGAGATTGAAAACATTATCAATGATGACGACTTTTATCGTTATCGTGATGACTTCAATAGCAAGCTAACTACATATCAGGCTGCTCTTAATCAGAGAGAGGTTGCTTCCCAACAGACTGTTACTGAGCGAGAAAGACAAGAAGCAGTAGATAAAGATCTAGCAAAAGACGAGGCTACTTCAAAAATCAGTGGGATTCGTCAAGCCGCTGATGACGAAATAATTGACCTGATTGATAGTGGTGATCTTTCTGGTGCTGTTGCAAGGCTCAACAGTTTTAAGTCTGCTCTTGATGCAAAGGGTGATTTGATTACAGAAACCTTGAGAAACAGTTCATTTCAAGCAAGTCGTCAGCTTCTAATCAATCGCCTTATTAATAGGGCTAATCAGCTTACTAACACAGCAGAGATGAAAGAGTTTACTAACTATGTTGTGAACGAAGGACGCATTGATGCTGAAATGAGCAATGAGGTTAAGCAGTTAGCTGATACTATTGTGCAGGTTGCTGATTATGGCTTTGACCGTCAGCTTATTGAAAGTGACTCAGAAGATTTTGTAAGTGACAAGGCTGCTGTTGATAGCGCCAATGCTGAGTCCGCAGCAAATACTACTGCAAGAAACGACATTTCTCTGGGTATTGGAAAGGGTACAAACGCAAGACATCAAACTATTGTCCAAGATGACATCCTTGATGCTTATGCTGCCGGACAAAATGAAACTTGGTTTTTAACTCAAGATGGGCTTGTTGCTAGTGGGCAATGGTCTCAAGACGTTATTGATGCCAAGGTTTTGCCTAAGTTTATTGTGCAAAGTGTTAGAACTTTGATTGATGGTCAGATTGATTCAGAGCGTGCTGCTATTGTTGCTCAATATTACGCAATGTTTGCAAATGTGCGTCAGACTGATTCTGATCAGGCAATGAATATGTTTGATTATGCTGGTTTTAGCGCCGAAGAAACCGGCTTGTTAGAAGGCGCACTATATGGTGCTTCTATACTTGAGGGCGGTTATGAACAGAACTTTGCAACAGTTCTTTCTCAGTTGCGCGGCGCAAGAGACAACCCAGAAGT